TCATTGTACCTGTTTTTCAACTGTTTAACCATAATTTGCCCTATCTTCTCCAGTTCCTCAGTCGATATAAGAGCGAACATGAGATCCGCTGTAGCTGGCAAACCAAAAGACTCAGACGTATCTTCCAAACCAACATCACTATTTCCATAGCCTGACCTAGTAGTTTGGGTGGCGGAAAATACAGGGACATCGAACTCAACCGCGAGACCGCGAAGTTCTTCTGCAATCGCCTTAATATAGTTGTAAGAATTGATAGCACCACCCATCCCTTTCATTCTTGAACTTGAACAAATATTTAGGTAATCAATAAAGATGATATCTGGTTCAAATTGACGTTTCAGTTTCAGTTCGTTGAGTAACGCACGGAAGTGACCTGCATGAGCAGAACCAGTAGGATACTCTTTAACAATCAATTTACCTGTAGTCTTACGAGCGATATCTTCAACTTTTGTACGATACATATCCTTAGACATATTTGGTAATTGGTCTATGGGAACATTTAATAGATTCGCATCTATGCGTTCCGCAATGCGTTCCTCAGCCATTTCCATGGTGATATAAAGAACGTTCTTACCATCCACCAAAGCACCTGAAGCAACGTGACACATAAATAGAGACTTACCAACCCCAGTACCAGCAAGGGCAATATTAAGGGTTTTATTAGGTATTCCTCCCTTCGTGATCTTGTTAAAGTATTCAAGATCGAAAGGTATTCTGGACTCCTCTTTATGGTAGAAGTCGTATCGGTCTTCGAAGTTGTCGATGTAGTCGTGTCCGACATTAGTATCAAATGCAACACCCAATGCTTTAGATAAAAGATCAGGCAATGCTCCCTTAGTTAGTGATTCATGTTTACCGTCAATAATCGATATTGATTCCATAATCGCATTATGGATTGCTCTATCCTGACACCACTTTTCTGTACTATCAACCAACCATTTATCGTCAATCGTTTCAATCGCGAATAACTGTGGAACGATATCCATAGCAACGCGAAACTGATCGTCCGACATATTTGTCGTTTCTTGCAGTTCAATAGTAAGTGTTTCAGAAGTAGGAAGGCGATTATACTTTGCAACATACTTCGCTGCTTCTTTGAACAGTGATTTATAAACACCTTGAAAATAATCTGCCTTTATGAAGGGAAGAACCTTCCGCATAAAATCTTCATCTGTTAGGATATTTCTTAGTATTGTTTGTTCTATATTTGCTTGCATTTAATTATTATATCATATCCTATTGTAAAAGTAAAGTGATTATTCACGTTCCTGCATTTCAAGTTCGTCTGCTTCGATCGCTTTAGTTATGATATGCTCTAGGAGTTCACCTGCAAAAATTTGCAGTTCTTCATCTTCGGTAGATAACTCAAGATCAGGTGATTCTACGATATCAAAATTAAACGATAGAGTGTCAGACCCGTCCTCGTTGAAACTAATCGCGCCATACTGTAAGGTGGTTTCGTTATACATTCCCTCAAGAATGCGAACACCCCAAGCCTGTTCGTGAACAGGATTAGGGATCAATTCATACGTTACATTTTCATCATGCTGCATCGTTATCTACATCTTCTAATGAATTAGAAAGATTACCACCGATAGCAAATTTACCTTTTACAAACTCTTTGAAGTCAGTTTCTTCTAGGATTGGTTTCCAGAACTCTTCGTTGAGAGTTTCTTTTTCTCTGACTTTGGGGTCCACCATTTCTCCAGTGCTACGATCGACACGACAATACCAACCATTGCTAGGTTTCGCCACGTACTGTCCATCAAGTGCCACGGAGAGCAAACCAGAATAATGCTGCACACCACCATCCCAAGAAACGGAAATAGGAATCTTAGTTTTTTCTTTAACATAACGAGACTTCTCTACATTGATTACAAAATGATATCCCTTGATTTCTGTGCCAACCTTATCTTGTTGACGACCAAGGATCCAGATATTATCTGCTGAATAGTAAATACCAGTTCCACCTGAAACAATCGCTTTAGGAAATAAACCAATTTCCATATAAGTATGATTCACCGCAAGCAGTGGAATATTTTTCATAGCAAGATAAGGTGTGGTCATACGGAACAAACCTTTCAATGCTTTAGCACGACTCATATCTGCAACTGATTTTTCGTTGATAGCATCATCAAGTTCTTTCTTAGATGCTAAGTTACCAACCGAGTCAATAACAACGATAACTTTATCATCACGATCTAAACCCTCGAGTTGCCCGATCAGGTCAAACTTGAGTTCTTCTACATTCGTAATAGGTGTATGTAACACTCGTGATGTATCAATATTATATTGTTCAAAGTATGCTTGAGGCGAACCAAACTCTGAATCATAAAATAACATAACAGCATCTTTATATTTTTCGAGATATGATGCTGCCATAATCAAAGCGAAACTCGTTTTGAAGTGCTTAGATGGACCTGCTAGTACTGTAAGTCCTGGAGTAAGTCCTCCGTCAATATCACCCGATAGGGCGACATTCATCATAGGGACGTTAGTTTTAATCATGTCTTTTGCATTGAAAAACTTAGAGTCAGACAAGACTTCAGTTGCCTTGACTTTACTATTGCTTTTCAGTTTATCCATTATACTCATTATTTAATCTTCCTTTACTTTATATGCCATATCTTCTTCTAATTGTTTTACTCTAGTCAACAGTTCATCAACCTGTTTCTGTAATGAATACTCCGTGACAATACGTGGTGATTCTTTTGCAAACTGTTCTTTAATCCAAACTGATGTCTTTGACATTTTTATTCTCCCTGTCGGAAACTCTTTTCCTAAGATCACTTGAAGAGAATCTGTGATCTCTTCTGTTGTAAAAAATTTCTATCCCTCGTTTTGAGCAGATAGCACGACCTGTAAATGTTTTCTTTTTATATTCCTCTCCTATTACTCTGACGTCTATATCATACATATTCAAGATATCTTCAAGATCTTTTTCTGTAGCATAGGGAATTACTTCATCAACATAACTGATTGCTGATAATTGGATAAACCTTTCTACGACTGTTTGAACAGGTGGGTTTTTGTCTGAACGATCTATGGAGGGGTCTATCTGTAATGCGCAGATTAAATATTCACATTGACCTTTTGCTTCTCGAAGCATCTGTACGTGCCCAGCATGAAGCAAGTCAAATGTCGACGCAGTGATTCCCGTTTTCATTTAATATATTCTTCTATTTTACTTATAACGATTTGAGTATCATTTAGCGTAACATGGTCAAATTTTTCTACCAAACTTGGTTCATCAAATAATGGATTACCGGAAAACGCATCTGCTACATTTTTAACTTTAGTTAGTCTACCATTTAACCAAGTTTCGTTTTGCTCACTGCCACGTTCTTTATATCGTTCTTCCCTGACTGAATCAGGCACAGTGAGTTGTATGATTTTGATGTCAAACCCTTTAGACTTTGCTGCTTCAAAAAACTTAATAGATGTCAACCTATCACCTTCAAATACAGTAACCCGAGATGGATTATCTAGATACTCTACTGCCTTTGGTTGAACTGCCATAGATAACTTATCAGTTCCACCAAAGACATCATCGTTTTGATATTTACCAAGCAACCGCACATCGCCCGATACGTGTGAATCAAGAAGATCAATCGGTCTATCCGTAGACCATTGACGTGACTTCATCCATTCACGAACGAGAGTAGTTTTACCAGTTCCTGGCGCTCCAATTATTCCAAGTAATTTATTCATAATATATTATACTATATCCGCTTTTGAAAGTAAAGTTTTATTCCCAAAAATTAGCAAATAAATCTTCTTCGGGTTCTACCCCTGTTAAACCTTTAGTTGTCCAAAGTTTTTTTCGTTCTTTACGAATCCCTGCCCATCCGTTTAGTTCTCCTAGCAAATTATCTTTAAATTTAAGTTTTCTTGTTTCAAAAATATGCTCCCATAGTTGATTCTTTTCTTGATAAGACTTTTGATATTCTCGTAGAAACCCGAGTTGTCTATCATGATGGAAACCTCCGTATCTAGAGTTCTTCCACAAGTTTCGGAATGAGCAAAGTTTGGTAGTGTAGTAAGTAGTTTCTACAGGCGCACCATACGTATCTTCTATCGTCTGACCAATATTATATAGAGTTTCTTTTAGCAGGGGTCTATATTCTAATAGATCTTCCTTTGACATTTTTCCAGAATCAAATAAGTCCGCTTCTTCATCCATGTATAAGATATTAAAGATAGCACTAGTCAGGTTGCTACCGTCATCCCAGTCTATCTCTTCTGCCTGACCTAGTCCTACATCATTCATTCCATCGTCTTGTAACAACTTCAATGTTTCGATAAAATAATCACAAGCGAACCGTCCCATCTCAGGACACTGCCTAATAAACTTGTTTAGAACTTCGGTTCGTTCAGTACCTGCCGGAACCGATGAGGTAATATCTAAGAGTTTATCAGTAGGACTGTGAGTGAAAGTATCTTCAAACCATTTAAACGTACCCTCAATGCGTTCACAGTAACGCATATGTTTCTTAGAACTGCCGAGGATAATCCTATGTTGATTAGTTTTCCAATAGTCATTAAACCTATCAGAAAATCCCTCACCTAAAGATACTTCTTCAAGGAGGAGGAGAGAGGTGACTTCCTGATAGGTATTCGCCATGATCCACGAAAGATAGATCTGATCATCAAGGTTCAGATTGTTTACCTTCGCGTATCGTTTAAAGATTTCGTAATGGACGGGAGGAACGAAGTGCTGATACTCAACATATTTTGTGAGTCGCCAGTCACCTCCCTGATCATTAGGTATATTAGAAGAACTTGCCATTATCGCATAAAACTCCCGATAGAAGTATCCTCGTAAGAGTTTTTAAAACAAGACCATTCTTTATCCATAAGAATAACCTCCCCTGTTTCACGATAGTGGTTTTGTTTAGCAGGTCGTAAACCTACATCCCATGGATTATCCTCAATCCTTAAATGTTTAGGAAGACAATCTTTTCTCATATCCCAAAACATTTGAAACTTATCACCCCACTGCGATTCCGCATACTCAATACGATCCCTCATCATATCCATATACACGTTTGGGTATCTTCTATTCGGACGATGCCAAGACTTGTAGCAACATAAAGTTGATTCAAGAGTAAAAAGTGAAACGTCATTGTGATTTATACGTTCTTTCGCTTCAAGAAAAAGTTCATTTGCTTCTTTTTTTAACCATTCTATGGTTGGTTGATCATAAGTAACTTTTTCTTTCCACCAATCCAAATCATCACGACCGAGGACTTTGCATACACCGTTACGGTGTGATCGCGATCCGCCGATATCCTCTAAAAATAAGTCGTTACAATCTAATGGTAATCCTTGAATTCGTAAATACTCTAGATAAGAAAACGTAGACAGTCTTCCGAACGACATAAAATTATTCTTTACGAGATCCCAAGTCTGTTTAAAGTTAGTCCCTAGATCATTCGTATCACAAACTGAATTAAACATTTCAGTTTGCGTACCAAACTTCTCTACGTTATCCTTATATGACTTTACAGACTGAGGAAACCCAGTCCTACCTATCTTAAAATATTTTCTATCCGTGTCCCAACCGCCACCAACTTTGAATTTAGAATGAACTTCGTTCCACCAGTTGTTCAAATCTTCAAACTTAGTTTCCTCAAGGGACGGGAACTTTTCAAATATTTGCCAAGTGGTAATAATATTTTGAGAACAACCGTTAATAAATGCAATCCATAACTTTTGTTCTTTTGATAGGTCAAACTTTTTACTCAACCATGGCATAGCGAAATATACACCGCCAGGATGTGCGGCATATTTCTCT